AGTTGTACTTCAAACCCCGAAAGCCGCTTACCTCTATGGTCATGGGACCCTGGAGACCCGGCGGTTCGGCGTCTGCTGTGTATGCGGACGGACACTGACCCATCCAGTTTCCATGGCCCTGGGCGTCGGCCCTGAGTGTGGTGGACATTTCCACAACTGGGATCTGATAGGTGGATACAGCAAGGAAAACGCGGATGCAATTACAAAAGCTGTTCAGCAAAACATGAAAGTAGACGGCTGGTTTCCGAAATCCATTATCAAGGAAACCATGGAATCTGAAGAGCAGATCCCGCTCCCAGCAGACCATCCCATGCTAAAGAAACCTGAGAAAAAGGAACAGGTCAAGAAAGCTACTCAGGTTACTTATCAGGATAACAACCGCCCGGCAATCAAGATTGAGTTCCCCTTTGATCCGGAAACCTTGAACAAGGTAAAGCTGATTCCGGGTCGGCGGTTTCACAATGAAGGCTACAATGCTAAATACTGGACGGCTCCCCTGTCCGTGGATGCTGTAGAACAGCTTCAGAAACTGGGATTCCAGATGGACCCGACCTTGATTGAATACCTGGAAAAATCCAAGATCCACGTAGATGATATGGAAGAGATTGAGATCCCGGGCCTGCTGATGGAACTGTTTCCTTACCAGAAAAAAGGGGTGGCTTTTATTGAAGCCAAGAATGGTCGGGCATTGGTAGCCGACAGCATGGGCCTGGGTAAGACTGCGCAGTCCTTGGCATGGCTTCAGTTGCGTCCAGAAAAACGCCCGGTTATAATTGTAGTACCTGCCAGCCTGAAATTAAATTGGGCCAGGGAATGCGATATGTGGATGGACAATCCGAAAGTCCAGATCCTGTCCGGCAAGAAAGCAAACACCCCGATAGTAGGGGAAATCATCATTATCAATTATGACATCATCGGAGCCTGGGTAAAGGCTTTGAAAGCGATCAAACCGCAAGTGCTGATCACGGATGAATGCCACAAATGGAAGAATAACAAAGCACAGCGGACCAAAGCCATCAAAGCCCTCGGTAAAGTTTGTCCGCATGTGATTGCCCTGTCTGGAACTCCTATTGAAAACCGGCCGGCAGAAATATATAATGCTGTCCAGATGATTGACCCGGGTGTTGCTGGTCCCTGGTCCGCTTTTGGCAGACGGTATTGCAATGGACATCATAACGGGTTTGGATGGGATTTCAATGGTGCCTCCAATGTTGCTGAACTTCACGAGAAACTGACAAACACCATAATGATTCGCCGGAAGAAAGCCGATGTCCTGAAAGACCTGCCCGCCAAGGTCCGGTCGTTTGTTCCTATGGAAATCGACAACTGGAAGAAATACAAGGTTGTTGAAGCTGATTTCATTGGATGGGTAAAGCGGGAAAAAGGCCTTGCTGCTGCTGAGAAAGCCGGAAATGCGGAAGCCCTGGCAAAGATCTCCGCCCTCAAGCAGCTTGCAGCTGAAGGGAAGATGAAGCAAGTCATCGACTGGATCAAAGACCACCTTGATACCAATGGCAAATTGGTTGTCTTTGCCGTCCACAAGAAGACCATTGACCGCCTGATGAGTGAGTTGGCTGATTATAGCCCAGTCAAAGTAGATGGGTCTGTCAGTCAGGATGCCCGGCAACTTGCAGTTGATACTTTCCAGAACGATCCCAGATGCCGGGTATTCGTGGGAAACATAAATGCGGCGGGAGTTGGGCTTACGCTCACAGCAGCCAGCTCGGTAGCATTTGCAGAAGTTGCGTGGTCGCCGGGAGAGCATGATCAAGCAGAAGATCGCATTCACCGGATCGGGCAGACAGCTGATTCCGTCAATGCTTATTACCTGCTGGCTGGCGGGACTATTGAAGAGACGATGGCAAGGCTGATTGATAGCAAACGGAAAGTCCTGGATCAGGTACTGGATGGGATTGAAACCGATTCCAAGAACCTGCTCGGGGAACTGATGGAACAGTATTCTAAAGCAGCATAAATCAAACGCCCGGTCAGAGATGGCCGGGCATAACTAAAATGAGGAGATTTAAGATGAAGCCTTACGGAATTCCCAGACTGCCTGGGAATGGGATTGGGGACTGCGGTGATATTGTAGATATCCAGACTTTCGCCCGGAAATCATCTGTTGGCAAAACCACCGGACCTGATCCCAGAGGCAAGGAATACAAAAGCTACATCCGGAACAGCAAAACCAGAAAAGCAATCCGCAGGACCTGGAAAAAGAAAGCCCGGCAGAACAACAAACCCACTTTGAATGAGGAGAATTAAGATGAGTAAACTTGACCAGACTACTGATATGGGATTGATTCAGAAAATAGCATGGTCTTTTCACAGAACCACAGGCCTCCCGGTAGATGATTTGATTGGGGAAGCTTCCCTCGCTTATGCTTTACACCTGCCGGAATATGACCCGGACCGGGCTAAACTCTCCACCTTCATGTATACCAGAATCCGCTGCCATCTGATCGATTACTGTAAGGATCAGCGACAGTACCAGCACGATAACCTGCTGGATGATCTGGAAGATAGCCGAGCAGAAGCCGATACAACCACAGCTTCCCAGGAAGACCGGACCCTGTTTAAATCAGCCCTGAAAGACGGATCTGAGGAAGTCAAGTACCTGGCCTGGATGATCTTCCAATCCCCTGGCGAATTCCTGGGATACGGAGGACGTGGGAAAGTCAAGGACAAGCTCAGAGAACACGGATGGACCTGGACACAGATCTGGCGGACGTTTGGTGAGGTTAAGAATTTGCTGAAAGAAACGGCATGAAACCCGTATAATATAACAAGTGGAATTAAACAAAAAAAGGAGATTTCGAAATGTACCAGATTAAATCACGGTTTTCCGGCAAAATATTATTTGAAATGGAATGTGATTCTTTTAAATCATGCGTTGAAGCTGCTGTAAGATCCGGGGCAAATCTGTACGGGGCCGACCTGTCCAGGGCCAACCTGTCCGGGGCAAATCTGTACGGGGCCAACCTGTCCAGGGCCGACCTGTCCAGGGCAAATCTGTACGGGGCCGATGGCGAAAAAACGACAATCAAAAAAATGCCCATCCAGATATCTGGCTTGCGCTGGCATATCATTATTTTTGACAATGATATGCGTATCGGTTGTGAATATCATTCTTTAGCCGACTGGTGGTCATTCGATGATGCGCGTATTTCAGAAATGGATGAGGAAGCCTTGGATTTTTGGAATCAGTACAAAACCCTGTTGCAGGGTATCTGTGCGGCTACGGGCAGGGCCGACTCATGATCAGAACAAAGATTAAACACAAAATTCCAGCATTGCCCAGCGGCCTGATGGGAGGGCATATGCCAGATCCACCAGATGACTGCATTGCTCCCAGGGCAGACCGACATCCCGTGGATGGGCGATTGTATGTAGATGTTACCTTCTGCCGATCTTGTAAGAAGGAGAAGCGATGCCAGCGACGGAAGGAATTTGTCCAGGAATGGAAAGCATACCGAGCGTGGTTGAAAAATGAACATCCAACCAGTCCTTGACCAACTCCACATCCCTTATCAGACTGAAGGACACAAGCACTGCCGGCCCGGGTGGGCGAATACAGCCTGCTGTTATTGCAGTGGGAATCCGGGATTACATCTCGGCATTTCCCTGGATGGAAGAACAGCCCGGTGCTGGCGGTGTGGCAAACATCCAATCTACAAGACCCTTGCCAAATTAAGCAATACCCCGGAATCCCAGGTCAGGGCGATTGCCCGTAAGTATATCGGCATGAAGCCAGCTGCCCCAGCAACCAAGGTATCCATCCGGAGAAAAGCCTTTAAATACCCCTCCGGGGCCGGGGACTTATTACCCCAGCATAAAACATATCTTACATCGCGAAATTTCCCAGTAAATTCTTTGATCCAGACCTGGGGGATAATAGGTACAGGGCCTCTGGCTAAACTTGGAGAAATCGACTATAAATGGCGGATTCTGGCCCCTATTATCTGGGAAGGGAAAGTAGTCTCGTTTCAGGGTCGGGCAATCTCGGATAAAGTAGAGCCGAAATACAAGGCTTGTCCCCTGGATCGGGAATTGATTTGTCACCAGCATATAGTGTACTGCCATCCGGAATGCGATTGGTCGAAGCCGGTTGTAGTGGTTGAAGGGATTACGGATGTCTGGAGGTTGGGGAAACAGGCTGTCTGTGTATTCGGAATCGAGTATCTGTCCCAGCAGGTCCGAGCCATCTGTAAGATGAAAAGGAAAGGAGGTGATCGCAGATTGATTGTCCTGTTCGATGATGATCCGCAGGCGATTATCAAAGGCCGGGAACTGGTAGCGGATCTGAACTTCCGGGGAATGGAAGCCAGACAAGAAATAATTGTAGGTGATCCTGGGGCAATGGGCCAGCAGGAAGCCGATGAAATGATGCAAGAATTTATGGAGGAATGAGAGATGGAGACTGAATTTCATTTAATGGGAATCTTTTGGGTGATCTTTTTTATCGCCTTGTATTTTCTACCCTGGATGGAGGCTATGCGAAGATGGCATTCAAAAACAACCGCAATCGGGGTATTGAACGTCCTGCTGGGTTGGACCTTCATTGGATGGGTGATAGCATTAGTATGGGCTTGTACTGAAAACAAGGAGAAAGCATAATGCCGGAAACAATCAAAGACATCCTGATGCGCCGGGATGGGATGACAGAAGGGGAGGCCTTGGACCTGATCCAGCAGGCAAAACTGGATCTGGAAGAAGGGATGTCGAACGGGGAACCGGACTATGATATCTGTGAGAAATGGTTTGGTTTGGAACCGGATTACATCGACGAGTTGCTGGATATGGGGATATAATAGATTAGTGCTTACTAATTTATTTAGCCCTTTATTTTTCCAGGAGAATAATATATTATTAAGAATCCAGGAGTGCGGTCTGGCCGGGCCGTTAAAAAGAGGGGGATGCCATCACATCCCCCAAACTCCTTCCTTTTAACCATGATGGTGGTTTCTTTAAGTTGTGCCTTAGAAGCTACCTCCAAGCAATTTGTGAGGTGTTTTATGAAACAAGATTCAAAAATTAAATTGTACGAAGATCGAGAATCACTTTTTATGGATTCTTTCAACCGCGGAGGTCTTTCCAACCGCGTTTTACACCATCCCGCCTTATCACTTAAAGCAAAAGCACTGTTCCTACTAATCGAAGCCAATAAAGAACTATTCAATGACCTGAAGAAGAACAAAAAAGAATTCCTGCTCGACCATACCAAGGAAGGTTGGGACGCCGTTTCTTCAGGAATAAATGAATTAATCGAAGCAGGGTTGTTGGTAAAAGAAACCCATCGCAACCCAGGGCCAGGGAGGAAGTATATAATCGGAGCGTCCTGGAATCTTACAGTGGGGAACTTGGAACAGCTTCTCACCGAAGAAGATAATGAATGGAATAGTGAATGTCAAGAATACCTTGCTGAACTGGGAATTACGAACAACTCAAATCGGGAGGGGATATAATGGAAAGAACGACGCCTGCTGGAAACCGGCTCCCTGATATTATCGTCCACAACACCCCTGATAATTTCACAAAAATACCTAATGACACAATCCGTAATCCAGAGATGTCCTGGAAAGCTAAAGGAATCTTAACGTTAATACTCAGCAATAAACAAGGCTGGTTTTCATTCAAAGAAACCATAAAAAAGTATGGGACAGATGGTATATTGTCTATCGAATCTGGATTGAGGGAATTGGAGCAGAATGGATATTTGATCCGGCTCAGGTATCGCAAGGCCGGAGATCCTACCAAAAAAATACAAGGGTCCACCTGGATATGCGTGGATATGGCTAATGCTTTTGATTGGAAACGAATCCGGCGCAGACTAAAGAAATATGGAATGGAGCCATTCAACAAAGAATTCCAAGAACCGGAAAAGCCTGACATAGAAAACCCTGGGTCAGGGAAACCGTCAGTCAGGGTAACCCTGGGTCAGGGTAATAAAAGACTAAAAAGACTAATTATTAAAAAGACCAATAATAAAGAAGACCAAAAAGAAAAAAATGGTTTTTTTGATCCGAAGGATATTCCAAACTTGGAAGACAGATTTGATGAATTCTGGAAACTCTATCCAAGGAAGATAGATAAAGCAACAGCAAGAAAGAAATGGAAGACTCTATCCAAAAAACCCAAAGGGGAACAACCCAGATTTGAAACAATAAAGAAAGCTATCCAGGATTACCGGGATTCCGGGTTATGGGATGTTGAAAAGTATATACCTTATCCAGCCACTTGGTTGAATAAAGAACGCTGGAATGATGATATTCCAAAAAGACCTCTTAATGGTTCCGCCAAGAAATCCGGCAACACCAGTTTCGGGACCAGGAACATAGAATCCTATGAAGGCAAAGATGTTGTTTATCCCAGTGGGGAAACCTATAACCAAGAAGGAGACCAGGAATGAAAATCAAAGATCAAATCATAATAGGTCTACTACTCGGCTTGTGGATCTTTCACTTCGCTATAATAATTTTAGGAATAATCACTTCTTTCAAGCCCTCAGAAGAAATTCTAAAGAAAACCTGGTTGAATGGGTATAATAAATACATAAGTGATTATTATATCCCCGCCCCTGGATTACCTGAGCAGAAGGATGAAATTCCAGTGAAGAAACCAAACCCCAAACTGAAGGAGAAATTCAAAGGATGACCCAATTCAAAACCTGCCCTGGCTGCGACCAGCAGATCCCGGATAACCGAGAATACTGCCGGGAATGCCTAAAAGAAAAGCAATGGAATGATATCAAGTGGGGAGAAGCGAACCTAATCTTTCCCCCCAGGATTGTTTTGATATTAAAAACTTTGACTTGTAAAATCAAGGTACTTGAAAAGGATGTCAAAGTTAGTTCTGGCCTGTATTTGTATGGGCAAGCCGGAACTGGTAAGACCATTTACGCCTCAGCAGTCCTGATGGAGTTAAAACGCCGGTCATTCCTGTCCTATCATTCTGACTATATCCAAGGTGGCTTTATCAGTGTTGCCAAACTGCTGGAAGATATCCGGGCCTGCTTCAGCAACCAATCAGAAAAGCAACCCCAGGACATAATCAATCTGTATAGCAATACGGACGTATTGATCATGGACGACCTGGGTTGTCAGAAGGTTACGGATTGGGTTTTGAACACATTGCTCCTGATTATCAATAACAGGTATGAGAATCTGAAACCGACTATTTTTACCGCAAACTCAGATTTGAATGATCTGGCCAGACAGTTTGAAGATAATCGGATTCCCAGCCGGATAGTGGAGATGTGTCGGATCAAGCATTTTACCAACAAAGATTATAGGATTGGAGGATGAAACCAGACAAGCATATTGAACGTCGAATCGTCATTGGCCTGATCGTTTCCGATACCTACATCAAAGAAGTCTCCAGGATCTGGGATGCCCGAATCCTTCAATCCCAGATGGCCCAGACCCTTGCAGGGTGGTGCATGGAGTACTTTGAAAAGTATGAAAAAGCTCCCGGCAAGGATATCGAAGGAATCTACCTGCAAAAGCTGAAAGCGGGACTGAACCGGGATGTTGCTGAAGATATCGAAGAGGATATCCTGCCGGACCTCTCCGATGAATATGACCGGACCCACTTCAACGTCCAGTACCTGATGGATCAAACCAAGGCTTATTTCCGGGAACGGAACCTGAGCCTGTTTGCTGATCAGATTACCGGAATGGTTTCCCAGGGTGATTTGACAGAAGCCGAAACCGTAGCTTCTGAATACCGGCCTCTTGCAGAGGGGACTGACAATGACCTTGACCTATCCAGCCCGGAGGCGGATACCCGTATAGCAACGGCGTTTTCATTGGCAGAATCCCCGATTGTCACATACCCAGGGGCATTGGGTAGGTTTCTTAATCACCAGCTTGTACGAGGCGGTTACGTGGCTTTTCTGGGATCTGAAAAACGCGGGAAGACCTGGACCCTGATGGATTTATCCATTCGGGCCTGCCAGCAGGGAGCCAATGTAGCATTCTTCCAGGCCGGTGACATGACTGAAGACCAGCAGCTCAGGCGGATCTGTATTTCCCTTGCAGGGAGATCAGACAAGCCGAAGTACTGCAAATCCATCCGGCTTCCTGTTCTGGACTGCGGACGGAATTTCAATGATGAATGTGATCGGGAAGAGCGGAAAGGCTCCGGTTGCATCAACCCGAAGGTAGAAGCCAATCAAGCGTATTCCATTATCAAAGACATTGCAGGCAAATCCCAGGAAGCCATTGACGAGTTGCTGGATGGCTCTGGAAAGGACTACAAGCCCTGCGGTCTGGATAAGTGTCCTGATTTTGTTGGGTCAATCTGGTTCCAGATGACCAAGCCTGTCAAGCCGCTTACAGCGGAAGAGGCCCAGTCTGTCCGCCGGGAGTTCTTCAAACCAAAGGGCAAAGTGATCAAGCGAAAACGAGGTAAATTCAAACTGAGCACCTACTACAACGGAACCCTGTCCATCAAGGAGATCAGGGCTGTTCTGGACCGCTGGGAACAGCAGGATAACTTTGTCCCAGATGTGGTCCTGATCGATTACATGGATCTGCTAATAGATCCAACCAATGAATTCCGGCATAAACAAAATGAGATCTGGAAAGGCGGCAGGCGAATATCTCAGGAGCGGCATTGTCTGGTGATTACCGTGACCCAGGCTGATGCGGACAGCTATGACCGGGATACCTTGAGCTTGAAGAACTTCAGTGAAGACAAGCGGAAGTACAGCCATGTCACGGCTTTCTATGGATTGAACCAGGACAGAAAAGGAACTGAGAAAAAGCTGGGAGTTATGCGGATAAATGAACTGATGGTCCGGGATGATGAAGGCGGATCTGGTAGGCAGGTTTGTGTGCTGCAAGCACTACAGCAGGGGAAGCCATTTGTAGCCAGTTTCTTTGATCCGACGCCCAGGAAAAAGAAAATCTAAAGAAGTAAGATGGAATGCAGTATAATAAAACATATGGCGGGGAGTGATAATGACTGACGAGTCTTCGCTTGGGAAAAGAGAAAGCGTCTCTCAATGCAGGTTCGAATCCTGCCCCCGCCAACATTAACAAGGAGAACAGATGGGAAAACTAATCAAACTCAACCAAGATGAATCCGATGCCGCGCAGGAATTCGCTGATCTGGTAGCGGGCGG